GTTGGATTATTTAATTCAAAATTATCCGCCGCCCTAACATAAACCAGTATACCTACATCAGCAGAAGCTAATGGGGCTGCTAAACTGGTCAAAACAGAAATGTTTAAAGCACCATTATCAAACGTCGGATTAACAGAATTAGTAGTTCCTTCAGTCCAAACGTTAGTTGTAACATCGCGTATTCTAGCATAATTCAACTGATAAAACCATGGTACACGGATTTCATATTCATCCTGATCAGACAAATCAACAATGGTATTATAGACAGTATTGGCTGGTGGAACCGAATTGGCGTCCGAAGACATTGGGTCCCATGTAATACGCAAACGACCTGAATGGAATTTAGACTTAACCAATTTAACAGTGAAAATCAAATCACCACGCCAATGTTCAAAAAATTGAGAAGCAAAAGATAAAGGAGTATGTTGAATACAATACCCACGTATAGTTGATGGACTGCCTTGTGAAACAGAACCTGCCCACGCTACAGCTGGATTAACAACTGTATTAAACAAACAAGTACCAACACTGTCAGTTGTAGACCATGATGTACCAGCATAAAAACAATTTTTACTGACAATGTTTTGTATGGCCAACTCGTCGTGCTGTTTTAAACCATGGAGAGACGGATCAATACTAATTTGAGATTTGGGTTGTAAAGTCAAAGGCTGATAAGGAACCGAAACTTGGGAACTAGCTATATGAGGTGCTGCCAATAATGAAGCAGGTGGTACATCTTGAATATTGGGTACGTCAGTAAAACCAAACAATTTGGCAATACCTCCAACAGCCGTAGCTCCAATCTCTGTAGCTTTAGCAAATCTTCCAATTATAGGAACATTAGTCATGCTTCTAGCAACCTTAGCTATAGATAAGGCAGGAGCGGAAACTGGTCCACCAGCATCATCAAATTCATCCTTAGATTGTAAGGTTAAAGCATTTGTTGAACCAGACATGCTAATATCTTCAAGCCATGCATAAGTTGAAATGGTTAAAGAAGTTGTAGCTCCTGTATTAGCAGTTTTCAAAGGATGAAAAACCACCCACCGCAATTTACCCAAATCTTGAACATCATTAGCAGACTTCAGAGGTACAAATTCTCTATTGTACAGCATTGGTACCCTAATTTCAACACCAGTATTGTTAGATGGGTCCAAATATGCACCAGGAGTCTGGTCATAAGCTATGCGTGAAGCATTACTTAACCCCAAACCAACAGGATGCCAATCGAATCTCTTTGGATAACCCTCAGAGAGAGGTTCATAAGAAGCCCGAAGACAGCCATAATGAAATTTAGTCCCATTAATTAACATCTTAATACAAAGGGTAGCCTTCATAAAAGCATAATTTTCAATCTTCCTCTTTATAACAGGATCACTCAACAAAGAGTGCCATATATAAATGAAATTACCAGACAAGGGACCTATAGAATCAGAAGTAGACCATGTTCTTGTATCGACCAAAGTTGGTCGAGATAAAAATTGTCCCAATTCAGTATTCTTTGAAATGGCCACAACTGGTTGAAAATTTGATAATGTGGAAACATTGTCAACATTGGCAGCAGATGAATCCGCAAATACCATATTTTCTTGCTGATCTGATCCAGAAGAAACATCTCCATATGAAGCACTTTCTGAATCATCAATAACATCACTCGATTGAATTTCTAAACCTAATAAGACGGAATTTAACATCCGAATGGGCTTTCTAGTATCAAGCCCGCGACACTCTCCCATTACACGGTGGGAGAAACCTCTTGTGTTCATAGCAATATAAG